CCATTTACGTTAGAAGTTGTCACAACTGCTAAATTAGAAGGTTCTGGAAATAGTGGATTTTCACTTTTATAACCGCCTTTGCCAGTATATGCCAAAGCATCATTTTTTACAACAGGACCATTATATGGATATGCTAAATTAAAATCGCCCCCTATTGCTTTTGATGTGGTTGCTATTGTTGTTGAATTATTGCCTCCTAAATGTCTGTGTGTGTGTCTACGTTTACTATGCATACATTTACTAGAACACCCTCTCATTTTGTATACGCGTTGATTATGTTTATGTTTTTTCGCTGTAGTTTTACCCTTACTTTTTGTTTTATAAAGTTTTTGCATTTGTATTAGAATTGTGTTTATATATATATTACAAAGATATTTTTTATAATATATTGTTGTTTATTTGATATTATTTTTTTCGTTTATTCAATATCAACGTGTGTAAGAAAGTGTCTACGGCAGCACATTTTTGTCATATTTAATTCATCTAAAACTTCACCCTCAGGTGTTTTATCGTGAAATTCTTTTGTTAAATATAAAACTTTATCAACATCCATTGATTTAGCTAATTTTCTTTTACGCACTTCTTCTGTATAAAATCTATATTTATCAGCAAGAACCATACCGCATGTAAAACATTTAACAGGAATAATCATTTTATATCCTTAAATAGTTATAATATACTATTCTTATATTTTTTATTAATTAAATCATTTTTTTTAAATATTATTTATTATTTAATATTCACATATTTTATAAGACAACCAAAATGTCAAAAACAAGATCTCATAAACGTCGTCACCATAAAAGTAAAAAATCAAGCAGAGGGTTTTTTAGAAAAATAAGAAGAACAACCGGTAGAGCCATTCCTGTTGTTGCGTCAGGTTTAAAAAGAGTTGGTAGTAGTGTAAAAACTATTACTATGAAATCAAAACCAACCGTAGAAAAAGGTTTAGGTACAATCTATAATACTGTCTTTTCAGGATTAGATTTAGGAGTAAAGGGTGTCAAAAAAGGTATTCGCGTTGTTACAAATAAAACAAGACGTCATCGTAAATAAATGATACATGATTTATATTTTATAATATAATTGTTAAGTGATTACATTATAATATTTTCTTTTGATAATTTATACTTAAATGGCAAAAACTAGATTTCATAGACATAGTCGTAAATCTCACAAAGCAGGGACAAGAAAACATTTTGGTAAGTGTGCTAATCCTGTTAGCACGTATGGTTTCCAGCGTTGGTATACTGCAATGTTTGAACAAATGGGATTAATGGTTTTAGCAAAATCAAAAGGTGATATGGCAGATAGAATTTATTCTTATAAAAAATCTCTAGAAAGATTGATACATAAATTAGAATGTAAAATAGATGCCGTAGAAGAACATGATAGAAAAATTGATTTACAGCTTATGTGCGAAAATGTAAAAATTTTATCTGCTCATGCAAATAAATATCTATAATTTACACCACCTGTAATTTTATCCCTTTTGTAGTTTTCACCTTTCTATGTTGTTTTGGTTTTTTGATTTTACTAGTGCTTATATCACTTAATTCACTTAAAACGCTAACGTCTGCAATATCTACGACATCTGCGGCGACATCTGCGGCGACACCTACACTATGAAACCTCTCATGACATTTTTCACATAAAGTCAACAAATTCGCTGGATTGTTTTTATGTATTTTGTATCCATTGTTATTTATATAACCTTTATCATCTGCCTCTGACTGATGTTGCAAATGATGAACTTCTTTCCCAATGCGAACTCCACAATTTTCACAAAGACCCATTAATTTTTTGGAATTAAAATGCGATTCTTTGAGAGAAAGAATACTTCCGCCTCCACATTCCCCAAATTCCTTATTATATTTCATACGAATATTGTAAGCATTCTCCATAAATTCCAATGGCAGACTCAATGATTTGCAAACTTCAAGACCATACATACAATTACCGGCGCCATCTTTTAATTTACGGTCATAAACAAGACAATCGTTTTCTTTATCGTAGACAACTGACATGTGTTTTATTTTCAAATTCTCAATACACGTAATTTCATCATAGTTTACTATTTCATGCAAATGTGTAGCAAAAATATAGCTGCTTCTACATTCACTCATTTTTTGTATTCCTGCTACAAAAATACTAATTGCTGACGCAATTTCTGTACCTGAACACAGTTCGTCTCCCAGAATCAAGCTATTTTCATTTGCACAACGTAAAATTGTTCGCAATTCAGACATTTCAACCGCAAAGGTAGAGAGACCTTTAAACAGATTGTCATTTCCCAAAATACGTGTAAAAATATATTTATAAGGCACAAAATTAAATTCACTACAAGGGACAAATAACCCCGATTGCGCCATGATTACGGCAATACCAATAGCTCTAATTAGACTTGTTTTGCCGACAGCATTTGTTCCATACAACAAGATTCCGTCAACTTCACCATTTCCTAAGGTTACATCATTTGTTACATAATATTCATTTGTTTGTAAATGTTCTATTAGGCAATGGCGAATGTTCTTGGCTTCTAGAAAGGATTTGGTGTTTTCTCCATTACATTTTATAATATTCGGCTTGCAATAATTGTATTTTTTACTAATGTGCGATTTTGCATATAACATGTCAATAATAGTAATGAAATCAATAATATATTCTAGTTGTATTTGTAATTGTTCGCCAAAATTTTCAACAAATTTGTTGAAAGCGAGAGAAATCAAATCTTTCATCATTATTTTGGTAGATGTAATCGTTTTACATATAGTGTTTATCTGTTGATTATTGATACTACAATTAGCAGCGCTTTGTTTATTATATTCAAAACCCTTTTTAACAATGGCAAAATCAAAACTTTTGGTTTGGGATTGGGATTGGGATTGGGATTGGGATTGGCGTGATGTCAATTGAACCTTTTGTTCTTCCTTAGGTAGACCATCATCCAATAATTTACAACGACGATTTGTAGCAATTAAAGTATAATTATTTTTTTCGGTTTCATAAATTTTTACATATTCCGTATTTGTAGATTTGGTAGATTTTTCTTTATTTTTAATCAAGTTACTTAAATATTCGCGAATACATTCCAATTGTTCCTCAGAATCCTTGATAATTTCTGTTTTCTCGTCAAGTAGGGTGTCAATACCAAAATTGAAAAAGTTAACATAAAAATTATCTTCCTGGTCACAATCTTTTGCAAGTTGTAAATTAATATTTTTTTCAATATAATCACAAAGATTTTCACAATATTGTTGCATATGAAGAGTATCAATTTTCATTTTTTGTAAATATTGCATGATAACAAGGTCTGTTTTTACAAATTCAAAAATGTTTTGTATCATCTTAATATTTTTATGTAAGTTATAAAAAGCCTTAGGAGTAATTTTTTTAATAAATATTTGTCTTTCCCACTTTGACAAATCTTTTATTTGATTCAAGTTTTCTCTCAAAAATACGTTGTATTTGTCATAATTTTCACTGCGCAACATATAATCAATAATATCATATTCGCTTTGCAAGTAAGCCGTGTTGGTTGTTGGATTCAAAAAATTCCCAATAAATTTGCGTTTTCCCATAGGGGTCAAACAAGCATTCAACATTTTCAAAACAGATGAATATTTACCAGTGTAATTGTTATCATCAATAATATTCAATTGTTTCAATGAATGATTTGCTAAAATCATTCTATCGGAAAAATTGTCAAAAAAAGGCTCTGCTATTTTATGTAGCAAATGTGGGTTGTGTTGGTAAACAAAATCCAATAAATAACAAAAACTTTGGGTTGCAATCGGGTTATTGTAGAAATTCTGAAAAAACACGTCAAAATCGGCTATTTTGAAAAATTTACTGAGGATTTCTTTTTGATAAGTTTGTTTTTCGCAATTTTTGACACGTTGTAGCATTTTAGTTTCACTTGGTCTCTTCTCGTCGCAAATATTTATTAAATGAATTGAATTTGTTCTAATATTTACATAATTAATAATATCATCATTTTCTTCGGCAGTCAAATTGGAAATCAAAATAACTTCGCTTGGGTTATAAATAGAAATAAAACGCTCCAATTCATCAAACGTAGTTGGATTACGTAGATAATTTTCTTTGTATTCAAAAATATTCGTTTTTCCGGTAAATATATCCACGTTTGACATGCCAACAATAACCACTTTTCCTTTTGTAAATTTATTGTTGATTGATTCAACCCATATACAAGTTAAATTATTTGTTAAGTTTGTGGATTCATTTGAAAAATAGGTTCCTGGCGAATAAATTCCTTCAAGAGACCGTGTCGTATTTTTGCCTGCCTCGTCTTGTTTATAAACAACGCAAGTATAACCTGCTTCTTGAATTTTACGCAAATATTTTTCAAGAAATTCTACTTTAAACCCAGCCATGACAACATCTTCTTCGCCAACGCAAGTATTTTTGCCAACAACATTCAATTCGCAAATGTGAGAGAAATCCATTATTTTGGATTTTTTGATCTGCATAGTTTTCGGACATTTCATACCATAACATTCATAAAAACTACCGACTTGCATGAGGAGAATTGTTTTTTCGCCGTATTCATTATGATATTTTGAACACAATTCAAAATATTCTTTTATAAGTGCCATTACTACTACGCTACAATTATTTATTAAAATATCTTTAATATAATATATATAAATTATATGAAAAATCTCATACTACGCAGCAATAATTTCACATTCAAAATTTTAGTAATTTTCTTAATACTAATAATTTATTATATTTTCAAAAAAAGAATTGATATTGCACTCATGTTTTTATTTTATGATATTTATGCTTTATTTGGTTTTTATAAGTATTTTGAACCAGCATATTGTTCAAATATGAAATCTGGTTTTACTCCATCAATGCCTTTGGAATACTATGCAGAATTCAACCAAACTATATTTCCAAGAATACCAAAAGGAGATAATACACTGAATCGTGAAAAAATAATAAAAATTTGCGACAGAAATTTAGAATGGTTGCGAGTGAATGGTAAAATATGTGAAACAGCTAAACCCGTAGAGGTTTTTCACGTAGACCAACCCGATTTCAAACAAAAAGTTATGTATTATATTAAAAAAGATTATCCATTTGTCATGCGTGGGGTGGATTTAAAGTGTTTTGAGACTATGCAATTTGATAATCTTATGAAAATAGCAGGAAATAATAAAGTATACATGAGTCCAAGCACAGAAGAAACCTGTCCAGATAATGTTTTTACTGAACTAAAAAATATTTTAGAAAACAAATGTTACATAACAAATTCTACAAATTTATTTCATCATCACAAAGATTTGCTACCTGATTCTGATATGGATATTATTAAAGATTTAATTGACGGGCATATGTCAAATAACAGCAAACAATTGTTTTTAGGCGTAGTAAAAGGAAATGGAACCGCTTTACATGCAGCTTATACAAATAATTTTTATTTAATGATTCAAGGAGAGAAAAAATGGACGTTTTTCAATCCTAACCAGCTGGCATTGTTGTATCCATCTTTTCAGAAAAAAGGGATTTATATGGCGTCGGAATCTAGATTGTTGAATATGGATACATATGAATTAATGGACAAATTTCCATTGATTAAATACGCTGAACGTTATGAAGTGGAATTAAAAGAGCACGATATTTTATACAATCCGATGTCTTGGTTTCATTCTGTTTATAATAAAACCGATATATCCGTTGCTTGTTCTACACGATGGTCAAAATCGTTTTCAATTCCTGACAACCGTATGTTACGATATGGGCATATGATAAATCCTGAACTTAGAAGCTATGTTAAGGATATATTTATAAATACGGGAGTATTGGGTATTTCGCACATTGATGAACATAAACATATGATTGGAGAAAATGACCCGGATGCGGTGCCATATTGGGATAAATACACGAATGATTCACACAATCTGTGTAAAAATGAAGATTGTTCGCTACATTGGCACAAAACATAACAATTTACACCTTTTCTCATTCAAATCGCCCATACAGATTTACACCATTTCGTATTTTCAATATTAAAAAATTGAAACACTTTTATTATATTATACTATATTATATAAAGATAATACTTATATATTATAAATAAATGGATTTTGTTTTTGTATTAGTTTGTGGAAATGAATGGGAGGATATAACTATATTATTGTCAGAGGAAGATGCTATAAATGAATCAAAAAACTACCCAAATAACAGAGTTGAAATTTTTGGTAAAAATAACACTTTTGGATTTACTCCTACTTATAATTATTATAAAAATGGAATACTTGTTAAAAACTCGTAATTTTATATTAGAAAAGAATCGGCGTTTGAAATGTAAAAAGGTGTAAATGAGAAAAGGTGTAAAAATCCAAAAACCCAAAATAATCAAACATGATTTTTATTATTTCGGGTCAATAACGACAAAATGGTCGTCTTTTTTGAATATCAGAGTGCTTAAAATAAATTTTTTTGATTCCGTATACCAGTTTTTAGGTAGTATGTTAACTGTATAATACAAAAATTTAATTATGATTAGCAAAATCGTTGCGTGTAATGGTATATCTTTTTTAGAATTGTGTTCATAAAGTATATGGTGTTTGTATTTCTCATTATAAATAGAAAACTCCACGCAAAAATTTTCTTCAGTGTTTTTATACATTAATTTATAACCATAAGCTAATTTATCATTATTGGTGTTCAATTTCCATACGAACCGTTTGAATTCACTTTTTTCTACATTTAAAAAATTCATCAACTTAATTATGGTATTATTTTCATTTTCACTAAAAATATCAACGTCTATGTCACTTGAACTAGGAAAATAATCGCCTCTTTGTACGCTACCAAAATAATATAGTTGGGTATCTAAATAATTACTTAACCTATAAAAAAATTTTTTTTCGTTATATGTCAATTTATTTCTTGTAGTTTCCATTGTGTGTTATATTACATGAATAAAAAAGAAAAAAAGAAAAAAACACTACTTCAGTTTCATATTTCTTCTTCTTTGTCCTTCATAAAATTATGCAACATTGTATCTTTATTGTTGTTGTGAATTTCACCTGTTAACATAGCGGATTCATATAATTTTCTTAAAACATCATTTGGTGCATTACTACCAATTTTAATTAGATGATGTTCTCTTAAATATTTTTTAACTTCATTAATAGATTTTTCCTTTAATTCTTTTTGGGCTACAATTACCTTTTTTCTTGTATTCCTATCTTTTAATAAAATACCTACTGTTTTTTTAATTTTTGATTTTCCTAGAGTGTATTTTCTACGAATTGTTTTTTTACAGATTTGTTTTATAGTGTTTACTTGATGTTCTTTAGGTTGTTCTGGTTGTTGTTGTTGTGACTGTTGTGAGTGTTGTATTAATGGAGATGGAGATGTGGATGGGGATGGTGATGACAGTTGTTGCTGTTGGGGTAATGGTGATGGTGATAGTGATGGTGACGGCAGTTGTTGTTGCTGTTGTTGCTGTTGTTGCATCCGTAATTGGTGTATTTGTTGTTGTTTTTGTTTTTCTTTGATTTTTTCCTTCAGCACATTTAATTTGTGTTCTCTTTCGTTATTATTGCTACTAACATTACTAGTGCTACTACTAGCGGTTGAAATAAAATCCCTATTCTTCTGTGTTCTATTCCATTCACGCATAGTCGGTTTCATTCCGCCTTTTAATACGCCATATGGAACTATACTATCAACCCTATATTTCAAATTAACTGGAGATTCATTATTAATAGTTAATTTTTGTGTGTCTATTTTAATTAATGGCTCTTTCAAATCGTCTGGTAATTCATTGTATACAAAAGGTGAAGGTGAAGGTGAAGGTGAAGACGAGTACGATGAAGATTGAGAAGAAGATAATGAATAATAATTTTTTAACGTGCTTCTTTGTAATTCTTCCCGTCGTTTTTCTTTTTGTTTTTCATATAATGTTTTTTCATCATTCATCTTTTTTTCTTTTGATAAACTTTGTAAATAACTAATTGAATCATTAAACTCGTCAGAATATTTGAAAATATCATTGTCACTTTTATTGGTGGTATTATTTGTATTATTTGCGACGTTATTGACACTGTCATTGGTTTTTTCATTATTCTTACCATCATTACTTGTTATAATACTAGCGTTGCCGCCATTACCTCCGCCTGTGTTATTTTCGCGATTTTTATGCTCTTTTATTCTTTTAAGTAATTTATTTTTTAATACGTTTGGTGAAATCAATGGAGCAGCAATTTGTTTCGTAATTTTTTCTCTCTTCTTTTTTGTTTTATTTGCTGATCCATTCATTGAAAATAAAGCAGGATTAATTTCAATTCTTTTATTTGACATTTTATTGTAATATAACATACAATTTATAAAATTATATTACAATAAACTAGTAATTTGCGATCTTTAATTATACATAGAATATTGTAGCTGTTTTTTAATTAAATTGCTGCTGCGTACATTTTGCGTTTCAACATTGTTTAAGTACATTTTCAAACCATTATCTAAATCTTCCAATGTCAGTTTCCTTTTTTCTATTTTATCTTTACAGAAAACTCGTTTGCTATGTGCTATTTTTGTTTTTGCTAAAAGACTCTCAATATCTCTTCCGTAAAATCTAAAATGATCAAGATTTTTTTCAAACCACACAGAGGTTATTTTTGTTCCATTATCATTTTCAGTTATAGACCACTCAATTTCTTTTACTTTTTTCATAAATATATCATGTAAATCTTTGCCTGAATATTCGTCTGTTTTAAATCTCCATGCAAATCTGGATTCTAACCCTCGGTTATAATTAAAAAAACAATCGTTCAGTTCATTTTCATAACCAGCTATTATTACCATCAAATCATCTTTATGATTACTTAGTGATTCACATAACGTATCTATGCATTCTTTTGAAAATGTATCTTTTTTTTCGCTATTTCCAAGGGAATATGCTTCATCAATAAAAAGGACACCGCCTAATGAATCTTTAATAGCGTCCCTTGTTTTTAGCGCAGTTTGGCCGACGTATCCAGCAATTAAATCGCTTCGCGTTACCTTTTTAAAAGAATCCTTGGAGAGAAGCCCGATTTTTGAAAAAATTTTCCCCAATATTTTTGCTATTTCAGTTTTACCTGTTCCTGGTGGACCATATATTACAGTATGCATGAAATCATGCGAATTGCTGTGGAGTTCTTGTATAAAGTAAATAATTTGTTCAACAATATTCGTTTTTAATTCTTTCATTCCTATCATATTATTTAATTCAGTAAGGGGCTCTTTAATTTTATGCAATGCTTCCATATTAATATTATATTGAAATTTTGGATTTATTTCATATTTTTCAATTAGTTCCAATAAATGTGTTATACTATTAACTTCTACGACTATATTGATTTGAACGATTTCATTGTCTATTTTTTGAAATTCTAAAATTGGCCCTTCTTCGTCGTCAGATTCGTATAATTTTTTATGACAATGGTTTCTTTTTAATCGTGGTATTAAGGTAGGCATTTTGGTATACCTTGTGGTAGGACTTGTGCTAGGTATTGCGATAGGTATTGCGATAGGAGGCTGTATTAGATTATCTTTATGCAAACATTTTTTTTTGGGAACAAGTTTTTTTAAATAATTATTAAAATTAACTATGTTTAAAGGAGAAGTATAATTACTTTCATAATTATACTTGTTGTATTCATTCATAATAGCAAATAATAATTTATATATTTATTTAATTTTTAAACCTTTTTCTATTATTTAACATTGTTATTTATTTTCATTATTTTTCATAAATAATATTTTTTGCATTTATGAAAAATAAAATATGGCATTAAAACAATATAAAAATAAATTGAGATAATTAATATATCTTTATTGATGTCAAACAAACCGAATTACACTGAAAAAATGAGTTTTGAAAAAGATACTGAATTTGAACAATTTGATCTTGAAAAAGAACAATACATAGAAACACCATGGAATATCATTGAATCTTATTTTAGAGGCCAACATTTGGAACGGTTAGTTAGACATCAATTGGAATCATATAATAATTTTGTAGGACATCAACTTCCAAAAACAATAGAAATGTTTAATCATGTTCATATTGTTTCGGAACAAGATTACGATCCAAACAGTAAAAAATATTCATTAGAAATTTTTGTAACTTTTGAAAACTTTCATATTTATAGACCACAAATTCATGAAAACAATGGTGCGATTAAATTAATGTTTCCACAGGAAGCGAGACTCCGCAATTTCACATATGCTTCTTCTATGACAGTAGATGTAAATATTAAATATGTAATAAGAACTGGTGCTGAATTAGATAATACCCAAATATTTTATAAAACATTACCTGGAATACATATTGGAAAATTACCAATCATGTTAAAATCAAATATTTGTGTTCTAAATCAATATAAACATTTTGAAAATACACAGACCGGAGAATGTAAATTTGACGCTGGTGGTTATTTTATTATAAATGGTTCTGAAAAGACTGTATTAGGTCAAGAAAGAGCTGCTGAGAATAAAGTATATTGTTTCAATGTTTCAAAAAATAATACAAAATATACGTGGATTGCCGAGATTAAATCTGTTCCTGATTTTAAATGCATTTCACCAAAACAAATAAATATGATGATTAGTTCTAAAAATAATGGGTTTGGAAATCCTATATTTGTTCAAATACCTCGCATTAAACAACCAATTCCATTGTTTGTTGTGTTTCGCGCATTAGGTATTATTTCAGATAAAGAAATATGCGAAAAAATTTTATTAGATATAACAGATGAACAGAATAAAAAAATTTTAACAGCGTTACAAGCGTCTATTATTGATGCAAATAAATATTTATCAAAAGAGGAATGTATAAAATATATTACCGGATTCGCTATGTATACTCCTATTAATATGGACAGAGAAACTGGCGCTAGAAAAAAAATGGAATTTACAATGGACATTTTGAATAATGATTTATTTCCTCATTGTCATACTATGGTACAAAAAATATATTTCTTGGGTTACATGGCAAATAAACTGGTCCAGGCAAATTTTGAAATGATTAAACAAGACGACAGAGATTCATTTGTTAATAAACGTATTGATTTAACTGGTACGCTTCTGAACAATCTATTCAGAAATTATTTTAATAAATTGGTGAAAGATATGGAAAAACAAGTAATCCGTGAAATTAATACAGGTTCATGGAAATCAAAAGATGATTATGAAAATATTATAAATTTTACAAATATATGCAAAATAATCAAGTCAACCACAATTGAAAATGGATTAAAACGAGCGCTTGCTACCGGCGATTTTGGTATTAAACACACGAATTCAAATAAAGTTGGTGTAGCTCAAGTCTTGAATAGATTAACATATGTTTCTAGTTTGAGTCATGCACGAAGAATTTCAACACCTACCGATAAAAGTGGCAAACTTATTCCTCCGCGTAAACTGCATAATACGTCATGGGGGATGGTGTGTCCTGCAGAGTGTTTTGATCCGGAAACCATGATTTTAATGTGGGATGGAACTTTCAAACGCGCGGGTGATATAAAAATTGACGATACTCTTATAGACGATTTAGGTAACCCAGTCTGCGTTCGTTCTACTTGCGAAGGGTTCAAGAATATGTATGATGTTATACCCGATAAAAAAAACTTTATGAACCATCGCGTAACGGATAATCATATTCTTACACTGAAAATACGAGGACATAAAGTGATTAGAAAATCAAATAGAAGTGATAGGAATTATACGCATTTTGTAGAATATTTAAATCGCGATAAAATGATGTTCCAATATAAAAGTTTTGACTCGCTAGAAGCCGCAGAAGAATTTGTAAATAGTTTTAATGATGATGATACGGTGGATATAACTATTGAAAAGTATTTGGCTTTAAACCAAAGAACAAAAGATAAATTAGTCGTGTTTAAAACTGAAGGTATACATTGGACAAAAAAAGACGTAGAAATGGACCCGTATTTACTTGGTATGTGGTTAGGTGATGGGTTAAGTGACGGAACTGGTTTTGCATTGAATTATAAAACGGATTTTGAAACACTTGCCTATTGGGAAAAATGGGGTCAAGAAAATGGAGCTGATATAGTAAATGGAAGAAGATACAGTTTCTCTGTGGTTTCTAAGAAAAATAAAGAGGCATCTAGTGAAGGATTATGTAATAGAGTTGAAGAAGCACCGCTTAAAAAATATCTTCGTAAATACAATCTTTTAAAAAATAAACATATTCCAAATGAATATCTTACAAATGATAGAGAAACCAGATTAAAAGTTTTGGCGGGATTGATAGATACGGATGGTTCTGTTCGCGCCGAAGGGCGTGAAATACGTATTTGTCAAGGTCCTGCTAATTATAGAATAGTAGAAGATGCATATACTTTGGCAATGTCTCTTGGTTTCTCATGTGGTATAAAAGAAGGAAAAAGTAAATGGACTGATGAAAAAAGCGGAGATAAAAAATTTAGTACCTACAAAGAATTAACAATTACAGGCCACCAAATTTATGAAATTCCAACACTTCTTCCACGAAAAAAATTGATGCCTATAGAAAATGAAACTTTGCTTGTAAGAAGTAAATCTTTTATGTGCAGTAAATTTAAATTAGTAGAAGTAGGAATTGGTCCATATGTAGGATGGCAATTACACGATAAACGTGGAAGATTCCTTTTAAAAGATGGTCTAGCCGTTCACAATACTCCTGAAGGGCAGTCCGTTGGTATTGTAAAAAATCTCAGCTATATGGCTCATATAACAATCCATTCTAATTCATTGTCATTGTATGATTATATTATGCCTAATATAATTAACATTAGTGATATCAAGTCACCAAATGAATTATATAATAAAGTAAAGGTATTTATAAATGGATCATGGGTGGGTATTACAAATGAATCGGAAGAATTGTATATTTCATTAAAAGAAAAGAAATACAAAGGTATAATCAATATTTATACTTCTATTATATTTGATTACAGAAATAAAGAAATAAGAGTTTGTAATGATGGCGGTAGAATAATGAGACCGCTTTTGCGTGTAAAAAATGGCAATGTTTTGATTACAAATACAATGATGAATAAATTAAAGCATAGTGAAATTAATTGGGATAACTTATTAGTTGGTTACGACAATAGTGATTCTGTGATAGAATATATAGACTCGGATGAACAATCGTGGTCAATGATTGCAACAAAACCCAAAGATTTAATACAAAAAGGCGACAGGACATACAAATATACTCATTGTGAAATACATCCTAGCACTATTTTTGGAGTGTTAGCGTCATGTATTCCTTTCCCTGAGCATAATCAGTCGCCCAGAAATTGTTATCAGTGTGCACAAGGTAAGCAAGCAATGGGAGTTTATGTTACTAATTACGAGAATCGTATGGACAAAACTGCGTATGTATTGAATTATCCTAGTAGACCTTTAGTTGATACGCGTGTAATGAATTTAATTCAATTAAATAAAATTCCATCAGGAACCAATGTAATTGTTGCTATTATGACACACACAGGTTATAACCAAGAAGATTCACTATTATTTAATAAAGGTTCTATTGACAGAGGCTTGTTTGTTACAACTATTTATCACACAGAAAAAGATGAAGATAAGCAGAAAATAAATGGTGATGAAGAAATTAGATGTAAGCCTGACCCTAGTAAAACAAAAGGCATGAAGTTTGGTAATTATAATAAAGTAAATAGCAAAGGTGTAATACCTGAAAATACATTAGTAGAAAATCGTGATATTATTATTGCGAAAGTGACTCCTATTAAAGAAAATAGAAATGACCATACAAAAGTAATTAAATTTGAAGACCAAAGTCGTATTCACAGAACAGTGGAGGAAACTTATGTAGATAAAAATTATATTGATAGAAATGGCGAGGGTTATAATTTTGCAAAAGTAAGATTGAGAATCGTAAGAAAACCGGTGATAGGTGATAAATTTTGTATGACAAGTGATCATGATGTATTAACATTAAATCGTGGTTGGATACCAATTAATCAGGTTAAAGATAGTGATTTAATTGGTCAATTAAATAGAACAAATAATACATTAGAATATGTTAAACCGTTGGAAATTTTAGCATTTGATCATATTGGTAAAATGTATAATGTTGAAACACAAGGAATCAGTCAATGTGTAACATTGAATCACAGGATGTGGATTCAAAAACGTGATAAAAAAGATTATCAACTTATTCCAGCTGAAGAAATGATAGGAAAGCGTGTACGTTTCCAATCAGGTTCTTCTCCAGTAAACAATCCTGATTTAGAAATAAAGATAAATGATGTTATTTATACTGGTGAAAAGTGTGATGCGTTTCTACTATTGTTCGGAATTTTCATAGCAGAAGGTTGGACTTATATTAATGAAAAAGATTATATATGTAGAATTGAATATGCAGCCAACAAACCTAGAGTTCAAGAACAATTGAAAAAATCATGTGAAATATTAGATGTAAATTATTCTATGAATAAAAATTCATTTAAGTGGTACATAAATAATAAAAATTTGACATATGAATTTCAAAAATATAGCATTGGTGCTGTAAATAAATATTTACCAGAATGGTATACATCATTAAGTGAACGTCAAACAAAAATATTATTATATGCATTATGTCTTGGCGATGGTCATGAAACTGCAACATCATTACATTATTATACTTCATCTATTAAATTACGAGATAATATTCAAATATTAGCACAACATGCAGGATATACAGCTTATTATACATCTAGATATGAACCAGGAGTTTCCAGCGTAATGAAGGATGGAAGAATCATAACTACAACAGCTACAGCATGGGATATTGGTATTCGTAAAAAAAGATTATTTCCTACCTTAAATCACGGTCATAAAAATGAACAAAATGGACAAATAGAAGAAGTATTAGATTATCAAGGAAAAGTTTATTGTTTAAGAGTTCCATCTGAAGTATTTTTAGTAAGACGAAATGGAAAATGTTCATTTACTGGCAACTCATCCCGCCATGGTCAAAAAGGAAC